GGAGGGCGTAATTACAGCAAGTGACTTTTCCGTATCGGAAGTTCGTCATGAATGTAATTTTGTGGAGTGTAAATGTGGTAAGTCATTTTGTAAGGTCTGTGAGGTTCATAAGTGTGATCTAAAACGTATGGTATGTAGATATAAAGACCCTAAAACAGGATTGAATTGTAAGTTAAAAGCTTATAAAGTGTGTAATAAGTGTTCAATTCCGTTTTGTAGTGGTAAAAATCATATCAATTGTATAATACATGATTGCACTTTAATTGAAGGTAAATTATCTGCTTTATTAAATGTAGGTAATGAAATTCCAATTAATGAGGTAGAACAATGTTTAAAAAGTTTTCATTTAAATACACCAAATTTAAAATCGGAATTACCTAAAGTGAACTTATATAGTAAAGACCTAAAACAAACCTGGGAAAAGAAACGACCTATGTTGGAAAACAAACCTAATATATCGCCTGTTAATAAGGCTGTCCCCCTATTTCCAAAGAAAGAGGTTGAAATAAAAATAATACCGCCACATAAACTACCAGAGGAAGTTGAACGCATCGGGACTGAAAAACCAGCCCCAGGAACTAGTGTTGCAATTGGAGAAGTAGAAGAAGAACATATGCAACAAACAACCTGTGATGAATTATTTAGTTGTAATTATGTAATTGATAATATAACACATGACTTTAAATTTATTGATTATTTAAGCGCAAATGATGAAGATTTGCGACATATTTATTGTCATGGTAGTAAATTAGTATGTCCTAAATATGCTTATGCGAAAATTGAGTATACTAGATCTAAATTTGAGCAATATTGGTTTTACTCTAAAGATATAGTGGAATATAAGCAATTGTTAATTGTTCATTCAGAGTTTTTAACCCAAATGTTAAATCCATCAACATTAAGTTTAAATAATGATGAAACAATGTTAAAACATAAATTGGACATGACACTTAAAAATTTAGTAAGTGTAAATTATAACAGATATCATCCAGAAGTAATGAGAGATACTAGTTTATATGCGTTTAATAAAATTATGAGTATGCGTTTTAATACGTCTGAAATACCAAATTCGTGTTTTCAGATGCCCCAAGTCAATGCAAACACATCTTATACGGTTACAGGAATGTCGAAGTCGATCTTCAACGTCCCTTACAGGTTATGGACAACATGCAAATCACTGATTGGAACCATAATAACACCGTTACAAGATTGCCAGCACGCATTGGCTTGGGGTTTGTATACAGCGGCGCAGCATATCCTACCCCAGACATTAGGGATAAATATACCACATTGGAAGGAGTACTTAAACGACTCTGTAGGAGAATACCAGAACGAGATCACAAGTTTTATACAGACTTCATCAACTTTTCTAGAAAGTATCTTACAGACAACTTTATACCTCTTGCCTCTGATGTTGATACGAGCTTTGACAATTGGATTACCAAAACTAATTATACCAGTTCTAAACGTAACACCTTGCGAAAAATTAACGATGAACTCATTTCAAAAGAAAGAGACTCGAATTTCAGAAAAGCAAAATGTTTCACCAAAGACGAAAGTTATAATAGTTTTAAGCAAGCTCGTGGTATATATTCTCGTATTGATCAGTATAAAGTACTTGTTGGACCCATTTTTTCCCTTATTGAGGAACATGTGTTCAAATCTAATAGTTTTATTAAACACATTAAGTCCAACGAACGTGCTAAATACATTATCGATTTTTTATCAGGTAAAGGTACCAATATATTATGCACAGATTATACTTCATTCGAAAGTCATTTTGATGCAAATTTATTATTGGATATAGAATGTTTTTTCTATGATTATATGACCCAAAATTTACCTGAACATTTAAAATTTTCTAAACTAGTGGGTTTACAAACAAAAGTAAATACATGTAAATTTAAAGATTTTGTTTTAAAAATCAAAGCCACTAGACTGTCTGGAGAACGAAATACTTCCTTAGGAAATGGCTTAGTCAATTTATTAATATTTAAATATTTCTCATATATTAATAACTGGAAAAATAGTGAATGCGTAGTAGAAGGAGATGATTTGTTAGGAGTTTTTAATGGTAAATACCCCACAGAAGCTGAATACAAAAAATTAGGGTTTACAGTTAAGATTGAAAAACCAACTCACCTAAATGAAGCCAGCTTTTGTGGACAAATCTTCGACACTATAACATATACAACAATCACAGATCCAGTCAAAGTCATTTTAAAAACGCCGTGGATAAGTTCTAAATATGTTAATAGCAAAACTAAGAAAAAACTTGAATTATTAAAAGGAAAAGCTATGTCTGGACTTAGTGATTATCCAGACTGTCCGATCATAACAGATTATTTACAAATGATATATAGATTAAGTGGAGATCATTATTTAATTGATAATACATTAAATAATTATAATAAATCGAAATTTAAATCTATTTTAAAAACTGATTTTATGAAAAAACCAAATATAACTATACAATCTCGAGAATTAGTCGAAAAACTGTATAAGATTCCAACAAATATACAAATATTGATGGAAGGATTTTTCATAAGTGTAAATAAATTTTCTGATATAATGATTATACCATATTTAGACATGTTTGTATCACAAACACAAATTAGGTTTTTTCACACTTTTTATAGTAACGTAAACGATGCAATTATAATGCCTTTATTACCACAAAAAAGTGTGCACCATATAATTAATTTCGATGCCAGGAGGAATGTTAAAAATGGTGAATGTACCAAAGAAAAAACAAAAATTTCTAATGGTTAAGAAAATGAAAAAACGAAATAAGCAAAAACCTCGACGTAATACTAGTAGAATGTTTGAAAGTTTGGGGTCTTTAGCTGGGGGTGTATTTGGATCAACTGGAGAACGAATAGGAAGAAATGCAGGAAGGTTAATATCTCGAATAACAGGAATGGGAGATTATAAAGTTCAGGGTAATAGTTTATTAAACACAGCTACCATACCAACATTTAGACAGATGTCTGATGGAGTTGAAATATGTCATAGGGAATTTATAACTGACATTACAGGTAGTACTTTATTTAATGTTATAGCATTATCAATAAATCCTGGATTAAATACAACCTTCCCATGGTTATCATCTATAGCACAAAATTTTGAACAGTATGAAATGCGTGGATTAATATTTGAATACCGACCGTCATCAGGGTCAGCAGTATCATCCACGTCTTCTGCACTTGGAGTAGTAGTTTATGCAACAGATTATAACTCATTAAGTCCTAATTTCACAACAAAACAAGAAATGGAAAGTTATGAATATTCATCCTCAACAGCACCTTTCAGTCAAATGTTACATCCTATAGAATGCGCACCTAAATTGAATACAATATCAACATATTTTATAAGAAATACATCAGTACCTAATAATGCTGATATTCGATTGTATGATATGGGAACATTTCAGTATGCAACACAAGGAATGCAGAGCGCTTATAATGTAGGTGAATTGTGGGTATCATATCATGTAGTATTTAAGAAACCTAGAATATTACCAAATAGTCCTTATATGTATTGTCATATAACAGAATCCCCAACAGCATCAGCAGCTTCTGCACATGCTTTAGGAACATCTGGGGGTCAGATTAGTGATAAATCTAATTTAACAGGTATAACACTAATAGATAACAGTACTTTTAGAATAGCTAATGCTGGTAGGTATTTTATACAAGTATTGTGTCATGGAACTGTCAACATAACAAGTAATGTTACTTTAAGTTTAGGTTCTCATATAACTATAGCACCCACTTATTATTTAGATTCAGTAGTAACAACAGCTTATTTAACATCTACAACTTATGCTCATATGTCATGTTATTTGTATGTATCTACAACATCACAAACAAGTAATAACAATGTAGCAATAACTGGAGCAACAGCTTTTACAGGTGGTTCAATAGATATAACAATATTACCATCACCAGAACAAGTTGATTAATTTCTTTCTTTATTTAAAAATTCTTTTCTTTTACTTTCAAACAGGAGAAAACCTGTCTAAAAAACCTCTATCACTGCTTCATATAATTAATTTCGATGCCAGGAGGAATGTTAAAAATGGTGAATGTACCAA